TTATTATTACCCACTTCCTAATATCAAATATCCAATATCCACTTCCACATTTAATATGTCGATTAATCCTTACTACTCCAGCAATAGGGCTGGGGAGTTAGCGAGCATGGATCATGGTTTTGTATCTAACGCAATCATTAGTGCAAATAGCATCGCCAGTACAACGGTGCGGTGCCCGATTGCTCTGACTTTAGCAGAGTACAACTGGTTGAAGGACGCTCTACTGCCTAGGGAGCTTGTGTTGCGGAACAACGGTAACACTAAACACCTGGCCCATCGAACGCATGCACTTGCAGCTTTTATGACAGACTATGCCACCAAGAAGTTTGTTAAATTAGCCAGTGAGTATAAACGTGCGGTAGATGTAGGTGGAGGTTATGATTACACACCGGCGGATGGCACACACATATGTGCCCGTATCATATCCGATCGTGAGAAATCACGATATACCCACAGTGCAGTTCGTCAGAAGAACGATGGACTGTTTCAAACCGCCCGTGGTAACAATCAATTGACTGTATGCCACTCTGGTGCTGAAAATTGCACCTTTAAAGCACCTTATTGTTATAGTGTTAACGCCAATTATGATATTGATCTCAATAAATTGGCTGACATTTTCAACATACATCAAGCAGTTGTGTATGATGTAGCAATGTTTTTACCGGCAGTGCTAAACAATAAGAAGATCAACATCCCATCACCGGTTTATAATATCAAACTGAGTGGTAATCGTGTACAATTTTACTTCAACGACGGAAGTAATGGTTATTGTCATGATTATAACGTATGGAAGTCGTATTTGGTAGTTAATCGCATCAAATGCAAAGAATTCGATATCGTTTCCGAGATAGTTGATAATATTTCTGATTTTTTCATTCTTAGGTTTACGCGTATAGAACACCCATGCGTGAATGAACGGTTATTCCGTGTGTTTGATTTTACTAACATTTACCACAAGCAATATTCTGTGGTTCCTAACATAATTAAAACTATGCAAGGTGTTGTTGGTAATTATAACGCTAGTTACATTGTGTCTGAGACAGATTTTATACATAATGCTATCACATACGGATTGAAACTGACTAGGGAGGCTTTCGCATATCCAGCCTTTAACACACATTGTATCGCTTTTAGTAAAAGTTTGATATATGGCGCGGATAATGAATTAGTGTATCAAGGTATTGCTAACAAGAATGAATCATTCAATGAACTAGTATTGAATTTGTTTTTGTACGTCGCTATTCGACGTTGTGATGCCACACAAACCATTAAGGCTGCTTTCAGCAAGATTGATAAAGACCGCAGGCGTGGTGTTATTAGTCAGAGCTGGATCAAGTTTAAAACCTTGATTAAGCAGTCACAGTCTGAATTATTGGACTCGTGGTTTAGCACTTACGAAAGCGTTGATGACATGAATCATTTGGATAAAATTGTATCTAACCTAATGCAGGTGAGGGTAGTTAACTTACAACATTATATGTATGAGAATATCCCCCATTCTACAAAACCGTTTGATGCCATCAAAGCGGATTGGGCTATCAATACTGAAACGGACTTTAAATCAGAATCAGTTTTTAAGGTTGACCCAGAACAGGTAAAAACTGATGTTCCAAGTGTCACGGAACCAGTAAAAGAAGATGCAATCGTCGATGTCAAGGTCGTTAACGTACCGGCAGTCCAGCATGAACCGAAAAATAAATTCGGAGATGGGCAGTGCGCATATCAAGCTTTGCAGAGCGCTATGCATGCACATGACAAAACTGCACTTAGATTCAACCCAACCCAGGCTGAATATAAGAAATTTATGGGATTATCTTATCACCATCGAAATTTGAAAGATGAGAAAGCAACAGCTACTCTCAGATTTGATCAGGATGCTGCTTCCGTTCGTTTACTCACTGCTGAATCAACTTGGCTGAGTCTGGAAGAAATATTTCTAATTGCGTTCATAAACAATGAAAATTGTGTTGTGATTAATCGCACTCAGAATTCTGTATCCACATTTCGAATTAAGGAAGGTGATATAAATTTAAAAATATGCCACAATGGCGAAGCTCATTGGTATTACAGTAGGTATGTTGGAGGTTATAAAACCATAATATCTACAACCAACCAACTTTTACATACCAATTTGAAAGTGATGGATACCATTTATCTTCT